CGCCTCGACGTAATGGAAAAGGGCGAGGATGACAAAAAGATGCCTGCTTTCCTTGAAGGGAAAGACAAGGATGACGACAAGGATGAAGACAAAGGCAAAGAAATGGCTGATGACAAAGACGACAAAGAAAAGATGTACGGCTCCGAAGAGCAAAAATCTGAGTACTCCGATGTTATCACCCAAGACTACTTGCACTGGATGGAAAACACCTTGAAGTCGGGTGGCGTTGATATTAACAGCGCTCGTGCACACTTTGATGCACTTGAGAAGGCACAACTCGGTGGCTTCGACAACCCATCTTCGGTTGACGGTGCTGACTACTTTGCAGGCCAAGTAAAAGGCCGAGCACAAGAAGGCGGTAACCCATCTACAGGCGCAATTGGCAAACTCAACAGTGGCTCCAAAGCCGATGTTGCAAAGGGCTACTTGTCTCCTGAGGACCTTTCCCCTGCTGACCTTGAGCAAGCATACGCTGCTTACAAGGCTGCTTCTATTGAGAAGCAACTCAAGGGAACTCTCAGCGATGTCTTCGCCGACCGACTCGCCAAGGAACAGCGCAGTGAGGCTGAAAGCCGACAAGCACAAGCATTCGACGCTCGTGCTCCACTCGCATCAATCGAAAAGGCAGTCGCTGCTCTAAGCGACCGAATCGATAACCTTGCATCAGGTGAAACCGGAACTACTATCCAAAAGTCCGCACCTGTTTCTAACGTTGAAATTCCATCCACTATGGACATGGCTAACATGTCTTGGGATGATGTACACCGCCTCGCAGGGAGTGTATTCCACAACTGAATGGAGTGATTAAGAATGGCAAGAAACTATCTAAGAACAGTAACCGACATGGAACGCTACTACTATGGTGCAGGCTCAAACATGGGCTTCCACTATTCAGGTAGCGAACTTTTGAAAGCAGACGCACCTATGCTATCCACAACAGCAGGTACATACCAAGCAATCTACGGACGAAAGGTTTGGAGTCAGTTGAACCAAGAGTTCAACGCATTCTCCATCCTTCCTAAGAAGCCTTGGGACCGAAGTGGATGGCGTGTCGTAACCGCACGACCTGATACCACCAAGGGTGGAGGTATTGCGGAGAACGGTACACTACCGGACACCACCAAACCAACCTTCCAGCACATCGCTGCAAAGCCTAAGACCATTGCACACACCTTCGACATGAGCGAAGTTGCAATCTTCCTTAACGACAAGGATGACGGTCTCGGCGACATCCGCAGTGTTCTCAAGGAAGAGATGGGTAAGCACCACGCTGAGGAAATCAACAAGATGCTTCTCCAAGACAAAGGAACAGCCGCTGGCAACGACTACGAGTCTCTTGACCGTGTCACAACCGGTGATACTGCTGCTACCAACGACATCTACAGCATCGACCGAAGTGGAAACTCTTGGTCCCTCGCTGAGCACAATGAGAACAGCGGTACCGACCGAACTCTCAGCCTTGACCACCTCGACGACATCTTTCAAAAGATTTGGGTACGTGGTGGAAACCCTAAGGTTATCCTCACTGGATATGATACATTGATGCGAATCCAACAACTTCTCCAGTCGCAACAGCGATTCATGGAAGAGAAGCGTGTCACCCCTACCTTCAACGGTGTTAAGGGTGTACCGGGTGTTGAAGCAGGTTTCATCGTTGCTACTTACAACGGTGTTCCTATCATTCCATCCAAGGACGTTCAGACTGACACCATCAGTCGTATGTACTTCTTGGACACTGATTACCTACACTTTAGTGTCGCAAAACCAACTCAATACTTTGAGTCAGGTATCGAAACTGGAGACCCATTCGCCATTAACCGCCTCGGTCAAGAGGGACTTTACCGAACTATGGGTGAAGTATGGACAACTTTCTTTGGAGGTCACGGCTCAGTCCGAGACTTGAAGTGAGGCTAATGGAGATAACACACAGGAGATGATGAATTATGGCAGCAATAACACACAGAGGAATTACTTACACATTGAGCGCAGGTACACCTACAATGAACCTCGACTTACCGCTTGTAGCGGGAGTTGACCAAGACGAGACACTATGGCTTGACGGGCAGGCGACTACCGGTTACCCCGGTACCCTCGATGGTTTCCAAGCAACAAACACACAGGTCGTTGAGCGAGTACAACCACGATTGGTTATGCTAACTCTTGCAGCAGACGTAAGCGAAGCCGCTACACTAACCATCACAGGTGGTGCAAGCAAGATTATTTCGTTCGTCGCACAACGTGCTGACGCAACTGCGAACGTAGCGATTGTACACACCAGCGATTTGGTGTTGACTTTCGACATGGAAGCAACTGCGGACGGTACAACCGACGACTTGACTGCAATGGAACTTTGGTTAGTTTTGGCCTGAGGTGAATCTTCTTGCCTACAATAACCTCACTCGGTCCTTACTACGAACGTAGGGTACCCGGTATGAAGCGAATATATGCTATTCGTGGAACTCCAATGGATGTTTCGCAAGAATGGCTTGACGCTAACCGTGGCAGCCTCACAAACAACAAGTGGTGGAGAATCGACGGAGACACAGGTATCACAATCGACGCAGGCGACGATGGAATTCCCGACTCAGGTTGGACCAAGAAGGACATCACTGCATGGCTTAAGGGACGTGGAGAAACTGTTGGTGGATATGCGACCAAGTCCAAACTACTGGGCATGGTCGAGTTAATCCTCAACCCTCCAGCACCTGAGCCAGTCGTCGAAGAACCCGTGGTCGAAGAACCCGTGGTCGAAGAACCCGTGGTCGAAGAAGTAGCAGAAGAAACAGAAATAACAGGAGATGAAGAATAATGGCATACTCAACAACAACAGATACACGAACACACGTAATGGGCGACATGCTCATGCTAACTGGAACATTTACAGACGGTGGCACACAAGTCGATTTGACTGACTTGCTTAGCGAAGTCTTTGCGGCAGGCGGTCATCTAACATCGGTCACTGGGACTGGTGTACTGATTAACAACGGACCCGGTTACCCAGTTATTGGAACAACCACCGCAATGACTGTCGATACAGTTGATGCACTTGCGGCACTTACTGTTGGACAGACGATTTACGCCGCTGATACTGGTACTAAAATCGGTGTACTAACCGCAATTGGTAGTGCCACAAGTATTACCGTCGGTGGAGGTACCGAAGCACCGCTTTTGAATAATCAAGAAATTGGAGTTATTGGTGCTCATAAACCATCAGTCACTCTTAAATCGGTTGGTGTTGATGTTTCTATTGATGAAACTAACAACATAGTGCTTTTTGAAGTTGGAAAAACAGATGCTACAGCGGCTACATCGACATCCGATGGACGTTGGTGGATTCTTGGAAAGCGCTGAGGTGATTCACCTTGGCAGTTCTAAGTGGCTATGGTAACCGAGTAATCGGTCCCTACAGTCCCCAACAAATGGCTGACGGTACAGCAACAGCAGCAATCCAAGCGGACATCCGAGCCACAGGTGGCTCAGGTGCTCTTGGAGTAGCAGCGGCTAACACTACTGCACTCGTTAGCGTCGAACCGTTTACATCGCTTGGCAATCACTACTTTCTACTTACCTACACAGTTTGAGGTGAGTAAACGGTGGATGCAGCGACACTCGGACTCGACGAAATCGAGCGACTTGAGAAGCGTGGCGTACGGCTGGCCGAGTCCTACGGGGCAGGTTCTGTCTTTAACCAAGACAAACCCCTTGAAGGTGTGGTCAGCAAACAACGCATACGCAACCGAAAGGCAGGCGACGTCCTAAACATCGGCTCAGGCACACGGTGCAAATCGTGTGGTATGCTCTACTTCTGTTGGGTCGACAACTGTCGAACATGCGGAACAAAGATGGACTTCAACTTGGGAACGAAGGAGGAATGAACATGTGGATAGGTATACGCAAGGCTCCCGAAGATGAAGGTAAGAAAGATTTGAGGTCTCGGCTGGAGGCTGCCTTTGGCGGAACAGCAGGCAAACAAATCAAAGATGAAGTCAAGCAACGCACTGAGAAGCCCGAAGGCGAAAAGCGAACCGCTGAGGAACTCCGTGACGTCCCTGTCGAAGCACCGACAACTGGTAGAACAGGTGCCAAGTTGAGAGGAGTCGAAGAGGAAGACCTTGCTGGTAAGACAGTCGTAGGCACAGAAGAATCCGAGGCGATGAAACAAAAGCGCCAAGAGATTTACGACCAAGCCATCGCACAGGGTAATACCCCTGCACGTGCACAGGCTCTTGCCGAAGGATATAGAGTATTTGAGCCGAAGGGTAAGGCTCCTCCGCCTCCACGTGAAAGTAAACGTGTCAGCGAAGACAAAGAGCGTGGTCCTTCACTTGGACGAGGTATAGGCGCTAAGCGTGCTACCTTTGACATCGATGACACACGCAGTCAGAAATTCCGTAGTCGAACAGGTCGTCGTGAAAAAGACATAGCGACCGAAGCAGGCGAAGGTGGCATTGTTGGATTCGGTGGTGAGACAAGAGTCATTGACGATACTGGTCAGAACCCATACATGGGTAGCAAAAAGAAAGGACCAAAAGAAGCCAAGACGCTTGAATCGTATCTGAACTCGTTGATGTCAAGAGCGCCTGATAAGTTCATGACTGAAATTTTGGGTCGAGAGTACCCCGACATTGTTTCTCGGCGCGGCTCAGGCGGACAAGAAGCAGTTCGTAATGAATTGATTCGTCAGTTCGGTCAAATGAATGAATTGAACAAAGACGCGTTGGTTGACAACATCATAGCCCACATGAATCGCATGGGTCTTCAACTTGGTGGAGCAGGCTATGAAACGTCCGAAGGCAAGGCAGGTGGCAGTGCCAGTATGACTGGCATAGAAGGCGACACCGTGAGCAGGGAGGAATTTATGCAACGTGTTTTCGGCGAAGGTCGAGACGTCACACAAGACCCCGGTTTCAAACAACGGGTCGACCCTTCGGCTATGGAAGTCACAGGTATCTCGGACGAAGAAAAATTGTCAAATCTGATTGACATGGCAGCAAAGCGTAACGAAATGAGTCCCGATGACGAGCAGCGACTACGAGACACTGTCGCACGGTTGCAACAGCAACAGGGCACAGGTCTGTTTGAATTGCGTCCAAACGAACTTGTTGGCCGAGCAGTATTAGAAGTCGAAGCGGGTACAGACCAAGCATTGCATCAGCGTAACATGGCTAACCTGCGAGCGAATTTCACCAAACTCATCGCTCAAGAAAATGCACTGGCAGACATGGCTGAAACCAACCCTTCACTACGACGAAGACTATCAGAAATCCGTGACCAACGGCGTATGATTGAATCTCAAATCAAAGGAGGCGCACCACCTGAGCGTGCACCACAACGCTCAGACAAGAAACTTAACCGCAAGCAGGGCGAATACGTAGAGGTCGAAACACCCGAAGGCCCACGAATGAAGTTCATTGAATCTAAGGAGACAATTGACCCTACGCTGCTAACAGAAAGTGGGATGACTGAAAATCTTGGACTTGACCCAACCGCCGTCGGTGAAGGACTAACACCACAACAGAAAGCGAACTTGGCAATGTCAGGTATGTCCGAGGAAGAACGTGAACAAATGATGCGTGATATGGAAGCAGCCTTGACGTCACGAGATGATGATGATGAGCCGCCTGCACCGGTTGCCACAGGATTCCCGATGTACATTGGAGACGTGCTTATGAAGTCGGTTCAGAACCGTCTTTGGTGGCAAGGTCTATGACGGAGAACTATCTGTGGGAGATGAGGGGATGACGCATGCCAGTAGTATTCTCACCCGGTGAAGCGGAAACACGCCCCCTTAACCCCGAAGAAATCGTCTATACGACTGCACAGAAAGTCGCTGACTTGCTTGGGATTGGACCGCAAGAAGCCGTCTTGATGTCAGCGAGTGCGGAAGCAAACGCAGTCTTTGTCACTGGTGCCGATTATAGGAACATCGGCTTTTCAGTTAGCGACATTTTACTTATTTACAGTGACGCTGACCCGATGGGTCAAGAGGTCACAGTCACAGCCATAACATCAACTACCAGCGGTGTAAAACTTACATTCACAGTAAACGAGGATGGTGTATCATCAATCAACCCCGGCTTGTATGAAACGACGGACAACGGCTATGTCCAAAACACTGCCTCGTTTACCAACGGCAAGACACGAGGCGTCAAGAAGTCACACGTCGAGCAACGTATCAAAGAGATACAAGACCGCA